CTTCGGTCTCCGGATCAACCGGCGCTTGCTCGCCTTCGGTTTCCGGCGAGAGCTCGTTGCCGTAGTCGTCGCAGGCCGGCGCGGTTTCCGCGTCTTCTTCCTGAACGGGTTCGCGAACCGGTTCGGGCGGCGGCTGCACTTTGGTCTGCTTGCGGGCGACCATGCGCTCGTGCAGCTTGCGCGCGCGATCCGCGGTGGAGGACACCGGTTGTGCGGCAACCTGGCCGGCGTCTACGTCGGCGATGAAGCCGGCGCGCGCGTGCTTTTCAAAGTCGGGGTGCTCCTCATGGTGCTCCGGCACCTCGCGAATGCCCACCGGGTAATACGTGTCCGCGATCTTAACGTGTTGCGTGAACTGGTATTTCACTGTGCTCTCCTTTGGAAAATAAAAAGGCCCCTGGATCGGCGCCACCGCTAAGACTACGCGTGTAGCTCCCCAGGGGCCATCGCTTTTTGAGGGTATGAGTGTGGGCCCCGGATCGACGTTCCACCAGCGCTCCCGCTGGCGGTAACTCCCCGGAGCACCGCTTAAGTCTTACAGGCCGTCCGCGTACCCGGCGGTTTCCGGGTAAACGAATTCCACCTGGCCGAAGGCCCACAGGTACGGGGCGAAGTAACGGATCCCCATGTAGTAGGCCGTCTCGCGACGGATGGGCACCATCGGGAACCGCACGCGGTCTTCCGAGTTGGTGTAGACCATCATGCGATCCGCACCGGAACCGCCCGCACCCGCCAGCCATTTACAGGGCTGGATGTCCAACGGCTGGCCGTTGATCTCGTTGGTGATGGCGTTTTCCTTGATGTACTTCAGGATCGACATGTTGCCGGCCGAGCTGACCTTGGCCGTGCTGATGAGGCCGAACTGGGTCGGCGGCAGCAGCAGCTTGCCGGGGCAGACCGCGTAACCAGCCGACAGCCACACGCTGGTCAGCTCGTTGTTGACGTCCGCCAGGATCTCGTCCGGGGTCTTCGTCGTCCAGGTCGTGCCACCCGCGCCGCCCGCCGGCAGGTTGGTGACCGCCACGCTGGCGTCGTTCAGCAGACCCGTCGCGCCGACATCGCTGGAACCGATGTACACCATCTGGTCGGTGTTCATCTGGTACAGCGTGTTGAGCGCGTCGATTTTCTGCGCATCGATCGGCTGGCCGGTCGCCTGGCTGCGCTCGAGCTCCACCGAGGTGTACGTAACCTCGCGGGCCAAGAGGCGCAGGGGCAACACGACCTTTTTCCCGTTGATGCTGACGCCGGGAATGGCCGTGGTTTCGGCAGACAGCCACGGCATGTTGCCCGTGGTGTTCTGCAGGGTGCCCGCCGCAGCGAACTGCGACTGGATGAAGCTGGTCGACTCGTTGCTCATCACGATGCCCGAGCGCAACTTGATGTCGCGACCCCAGGTCACCGAGACCAGCGGCAAGTGCAGCCGGCGATCCAGGTTTTCAAGCTGGTTGACGTAATAGGCCAATGCGGAGTCCCGAGTCCGGAATCCCCGACGGCCCGCCCAATTTCGTTTCATGCGACTCTCCTTGTTTGGGGGTTTCGACTCCCGGGATTACCGGGCGATCCGAAGCTCCGCGATGTTGGTGTTGCCGTAACCGTCCGGGCCGAGGCCGTCGGACGCCCACTCGGCCTGGGCCGCGTCCAGGGCAACCGCGTTGCCGCTGTCCGTGCCGTCCGCGCGGAAGTCGCCGACCGCCGCACCACCGTTCGCCACGATCTGCACGTAAACCGTGCCACCGCGGGCCGGGGTGCCGGCGACGCATTTCACGACGCAGTAACCGCGAACCAGCAAGCCCTGGAGCTGCGTGGAAAGCGGGCTGACGCCCGTGCTAGCCGTGTCGTCGGTCGAGGATACGGAAATTCTCAGAACCTCGGGAATGAGCACGCAGGCGAACGATGCCTTGGTTTCGGCGCCGCCGCTAAACTGCTGAATGCCCCCGGAGACGTACTTCACGGGGATGCCGAACTTGCTGGCGAACGTGCCGCTCGCCGCAACCAGCATTGCCGGCTCGACGTTGCTTTCGTCCGCGCGCGTGATGTCCCCCGGGAAACCGATGGGCGCCTGTTTGAGATACGCAGTCATATTGTCTGCTCCTGTTATGGCGTTGCCGCCGGTTAAGCCTTTTTGCCCCAGTGCTCTTCGTTGAGCTTGTTCATCTCTTCCGGGGTCATCCCAGCCGCGGTGGACTTGGTGACCTTGGAAGCGTTGTCGCGGATCCGCTCGCGCGCACCAGCCAGATCGTTGGTGCGACGCGATTTCAGGACCTCGCTGGCGCCCACGAAAATCGCATCAACCAGGCCCTCGTCCTTGAAGTTGGGGGCCTTGCCGCCGGTGAACTGCTCGATCACCGACTTGCCGTCCTTGGTCGCGTAGGCGACGCGCAACGCGCGGGCCTTCACGTTCTTGCCCTCGACCGGCATGCCGGGGGCCAAAATTTCCGCGCGAGCCGCGACGTCGAGATCCTCTTCGTCGTCCTCGTCTTCGTCGGGCGCGCTGTCGCCGGTTTTCTTGCCCGGCTTTTCTTCCTCTTCGCCGTCCGCGTCTTCGGACTCGCTGTCCGCGTCGGCCGACTCTTCGCCTTCTTCTTCCTCGTCGGCGTCACCGGTGGCGGCGCCAACCAGTTTGGCAACCAACGCCTCGAGCTTGGCGATACGGCCTTCGAGGCCCGCGCCCTGCTCCGGATCCGCGTCCTTGGCGACGGGTTCGGCCGGCTTGCCGGTGGAGGTGTCGGCGGGCGTACCCGCGTCTTCCGCCGGCTTTTCTTCTTTCTTGCCCTTGAGCATTTCGCCGAAGCTATCGCTCATTTTCTTGAAAGCGGCGTCCATGTAGGACTGCATGTCCTGCATGGTCACCACACCGCCCCCTACTTTTTCCGGGGTGCCGGGCGCCGATTCGTCCTTGCAACCGGCCGCGTCGAGTGCCTTGGTCTGGGCGTCCGTGAAGATCGCCTTAATCTTGTCCTTCAGCGTCATAACTGAATCTCCCTTGTGGTCGTTGATAGCGTAGGCGGTACCCGCACGGCCCTGCTGCACTAACGCCAGGTGATTGCCGAGAATGTTCGTCTGAACACCGCGGCCGATCCCTGCTTGAGTGTAGTCGGCTTCGTATCCACAGGATACCTCACGCAGGCCATTTTCTACCAGTTCAATGGCGTCGGCGACAGTGATCAGAAGGTCGGCCACGAGGTCGTCCTGCTGCTCACCCGCGCCACGGCGCACGTTCTGGACTACACCCTTCGTGAGTCGTTCCCAGTTCTGCGGGTTAACGAAGTCCTCGGGGTGCAATATTGTGAGGGGCTTGCCCTCGAAGCTGGCGACGGTCTCCGGACGAAAAAGCTCCTTGGAGTCGCGGCTGACGTAAATCTTCCCGTCGGGCCCCGGCTGCAGCGGGAGCTCGCCCGCCATGTAGGTCATTTCGCCAGTGCGCCCAATGGACACATTTCGGCACAGCAAGTACCCCTCGGGGGTCTTGCTGATGTTTTCCGAGATGCGTATGGGCGCGAAAAATTTCATGTTGATTTTTACAGGCCGTAACTGACCGAGCACGCGTCCCAACCGGCAGCCGCGGCGTTGGTGAAGCCGGCGCCAAGCACGCTGAAGGTCAAAACGCCGTTGGTGCCGAGCACCACCTGGCCGGCCTTGCGGGTCGTGCCGTTGTCGATCACCAGGACCGGGAACGTGATCGCCGCTGCGGGCCGGTAGGCCGTCGGCAGCGCCGTGCTCGCGCACACCGTGCCCAAGCCATCCGTGATAGCCGCTGCGGGGATGTTCAGGTGCACGATCTTGCCGATCTTGCGGACCGTGACCGTCTTGGCGCCAACGGAGTGGTCGAACGTCAGCGACGACGTGGCTTCCACGTAATCGCCGGTGAACTGCGACACCTCGCCGAATTGGTTGGTCAGGTTCAGCTTGCCCATGATTGGTCCCCTTCAGGTTGGATAAATCTTACCATCTAATCATGGGGCGGGGGCCGGCTTGCTGTCCAGCAGATTATTCGTCTTCGAAGATGGGCTCTGCAAAGCAGCGGCAGTTCGGGAACGTGCCAGGGTGCCCGGTCATGCCGTCATCAAGCGTCGGGGGCGCATCCCAGGAGAACACCATGCCCTGCAGACGCTTGCCGTGCCACCATTTATGACTGGGTCGCACCGCTTCGTCGCCGGAGTTGTGCCAGCGGTACTGCCGGCTGCCCACCACCTGGGCGCGGCTCTGGTTGATGTACGCGTTGGCGCGCGCGGTCTCGGTGCGGGCAATCAGCATTGCACGGTTGACGGCGCGCTCTGTGCTGAACCCCATCTGCTCCTCGAGCTCGCGGATCACGTCCTCGTCGGGCACGGCACGCTGGCCAGCGAGCACCCGCTTGTAGGCGATCTCCTGCGCGCGCAACCCGGCCTCGATCGGGATGGACTTAATGAG